AAAGACTCTAAGTTAGAGAATGACTTTGAGTATGCACGTGGGAATCTTTATGGGGTAATAGAAAATGGCTCAGCAGCGTTATCAGAATTGTTGCAAGTAGCTCAGCAAGGACAGCATCCTAGAGCTTATGAGGTTGTTGCTACGTTAGTAAGAACATTATCAGACGCTAATATAGCATTGCTTGATCTTACAAAGAAAAAACAAAACATAGAGAATGAAGAAGGCATGCAAAAAGGACAAGGACCCAATACAGTTAATAATACACTGTTTGTTGGATCTACTGGTGAATTGCAGAAGCTAATTAAGAAGCAAATAGATGGCACAAGCTAGAGAAAACTACTTAGGTAATCCTAACCTAAAAAGAGCAAACGTACCACAAGAGTTTACCCCTGAGCAGGTGGCTGAGTTTGTAAAATGCTCACAAGATCCGTTACATTTTATAAAAACACATATTCAAATCGTAAACGTTGATCAGGGGCTTATACCTTTTAACTTATATGATTTTCAAGAAGATATAGTAAACTTAATTCGGGATGAGCGTTTTGTAATATGTAAGATGCCTAGACAGACTGGTAAGACAACAACGGTTGCAGCTGTGTTATTATGGTATTTAATGTTTCACGAATCATTCTCAATAGCTATTCTAGCTCATAAGTCTCAACAATCAAGAGAAATTCTTTCTCGTATAGCACTAGCATATGAACATTTACCGAGATGGTTGCAGCTTGGTGTAGTTGAATGGAACAAAGGTAACGTAGAGCTAGAAAATGGCTCTAAGATATTAGCAGCATCTACTTCAGCATCAGCTATAAGGGGTGGATCTTTTAATCTAATTTACTTAGATGAGTTTGCTTTCGTACCAACACATATACAAGAAGAGTTTTTTGCTTCTGTATATCCTACGATTTCATCTGGTCAAACATCTAAAGTTCTAATAACATCAACACCAAACGGACTTAACTTATTCTATAAAATATGGAATGATAGTGAGAATGGGCATAATGACTATAAGCGTATTGACGTGCACTGGTCGGATGTACCTGGTAGAGATGCTAAGTGGAAAGAGCAGACGATAAGAAATACGTCTGAAGATCAATTTAGAGTAGAGTTTGAGTGTGAGTTTATTGGTTCATCTAATACTCTTATAGCTCCAAATACTTTAAAGCGATTAGTATATGAGAGACCTATCTTTGAAAATGAGCACACGAGAGTCTATGTACAGCCAGAAATGGACCATACATACTTTCTTTTAGTTGATACAGCCAGGGGTGTAAATAAAGATGCATCTGCTATTATATGTATTGATGTAACACAATTACCGGCTGCAGTTGTGTCTGTATATCAGAATAATGATATATCACCATTCAACTTTCCACAGGTGATAGCTCAGTTTCATAGAAAATATAATATGGCGTACATGCTTGTGGAATCTAACGATATAGGCATGTCAGTGGTTGAAACATTACATAATGATATGGAGTTAGAAAACGTACTTATGTCAGCAGCGAGAGGTAGAGCCGGGCAGGTTCTATCATCTGGGTTTGGGTCAGGTGGACAATACTTTGGAGTAAAAACAACAAAGCAAGTCAAACGTACCGGATGCCTAAATCTAAAGACACTAATAGAAGGTGATCAACTAGTTATTAACGACTTTCGTATACTAGATGAGCTTACACATTTCATTCAAAAGGCTGAGTCTTGGGAAGCAGATGGTGGTAATCACGATGACCTAGTTATGTGTTTAGTCTTGTTTGGTTGGTTAAGTATACAAGATTATTATAAAGAAATAAGCAGTACCGACGTTAGAAAATATCTTCAAGATGGACAGCAAAAGTTTATCGAAGAAGAAGTTCTACCATTTGGTTTTTTAAATGATGGTATAGAAGATGAGCTAGAAGGCTATTCACGAATAGCCGATTGGTAGTATTTTCTAACCACAGGAACATATAAATATAATCAAACTATTTTTGATTTTATATAGAGGAGCATAACATGGCATTTCAAGTCAGTCCTGGTGTAAATGTAAGCGAGATCGATCTTACAACGGTCGTGCCAGCGGTATCCACAACAGAAGGTGGATTAGCAGGTGTATTTAATTGGGGACCAGCAGAACAAAGAGTTCTATTAGACAGTGAAACGTCTTTAGTATCGCGTTTTGGTGAGCCTACAAGTGACAATTTCGAGACATTTTTTACAGCATCAAACTTTTTAAATTACGGCAACAAATTGTATGTTGTCAGAACTGTGTCAAGTGCCGCTAGAAACGCTACTGGTGTAGCAAATACCTCTGCCAATACAGATGGTGTATTAATTAAGAACATGGAAGATTTCGACGCTGGCAGTTTTACTGCTAACGCTAATCATATTGTTGTTGGTAAATACGCTGGTGTAAAAGGCAATGGGTTAAGAGTTGAAGTTTGCGATTCAGCAAGCGCATGGAATAGTAATGTAGTAATTGGTAATGGTGGTGGCGGTTCAGCTGACTCTAACATCGATCAGTCTGCTGCTAATACTAAAATTTCATTCGCAATTGGATCAACAACAGCTACTCTTTCCATAACAGGTTCTAGCTCAGGTGTAACAAACACCACACTTCAAACAGCAATGGACGCTATTGTCGCTGACTTATCAGTCGGTGATTTAATTAAAGCAGGTAATTCTAGTATTGGTGAGCAAAGACTCTCCATTAAGAGTATTGCAAGTTCAGGTAGCGACACGATATCAGTTGATGCATCAATTGCAACTGTTTCAAGAGCTGTAGCACTACATGATAGATACAAACTATCAACAGATTTTAGTGATGTAACAATCCAAAGATTCTGGAAATATTCAGATAACTTCGATAGTGCCCCAGGTACTACATCATTTGCTCTTACTAAGGGCGGTGCTGGCGACGAGATACATGTTGTAGTCGTTGACGAAGATGGAGATATCACAGGCTCACCAGAGCAAATTATTGAGAAATGGGAATCATTATCAAGAGCAACAGACGCTAAGAATGAATCAGGCGAGTCTATCTACTATTACGATAGAATTAATTCAGGTTCTAATTGGGTCTACTTTGTAAATCATCCAGCCGGAGCTTATACAGCACTGGCATCAGCAGTAGCAGCACTTGTCACTCCATTACCATACAGATTTGTATTCGCAGGTGGATTAAACGGGGATGCTGAATCAGCTATCTCAATGGGCGATATTGCAATTGGTTACGATATGTTCTCAGACTCAGCAGATGTAGATGTAAGTCTATTACTTGCTGGTAAAGCTAAAGGCGGAACTCATGGAGAAGGAATTCTTAACTACATCATTGACAATGTTTGTGAAGTAAGAAAGGATTGTATTGTATTTGGTTCGCCAGATAGAGCAGACACAGTTGGTGTAACATCAGCTTCAACTGCTACAGATAATCTAGTAGAATTCAGAAACGCAGTAAGAAGCTCTTCATATGGTGTTCTAGACAGTGGTTATAAATATCAGTACGATAAATTCGGCGATGTTTATAGATATGTTCCATTATGTGGTGACATAGCCGGCTTATGTGCAAGAACAGATTCAGAAAGAGATGCATGGTTCTCACCAGGTGGTTTCAACAGGGGTCAGATTAAGAACGTTGTTAAGTTAGCGTTTAATCCGAGAGTAGCTTATAGAGATCTTCTTTATAAGAACGGTATTAACCCAGTTGTTGCATTCCCAGGTCAGGGAACAATATTGTATGGTGATAAGACATTACTTGCTAAGCCATCTGCATTCGATAGAATTAACGTAAGAAGACTATTCATAGTATTAGAGAAAGCAATTTCTACAGCTTCTAAGTTTACACTATTCGAATTCAATGATGAGTTTACAAGATCTCAGTTCACTAACTTAGTAGAACCTTTCTTGAGAGATATACAGGGTAGAAGAGGCATATATGACTATAGAGTTGTATGTGATGAATCTAACAACACAGGTGAAGTCATTGATAGAAATGAATTCATTGGCGACATTTACGTTAAACCTGCAAGATCTATTAACTTTATTCAATTAAACTTTGTAGCAGTACGAAGTGGAGTAGAGTTCTCAGAAGTAGTCGGTAAATTTTAAGGAGTAAAAGATGGCATTTAATATTAATGAAATCAGATCACAGTTAGTACTTGGCGGTGCACGTTCTGCTCTTTTCCAAGTAAGACTTAACAACCCAGCTAACGGTGCAGGTGACTTAAAAGCTCCTTTTATGATAAAGGCTTCAAGCTTACCTTCCTCAACATTGGGATTCGTTGAAGTACCTTACTTTGGTAGGAAGTTCAAAATTGCTGGTAACAGAGTATTCGCTCCTTGGAACGTTACAGTTATCAATGATGAAGATTTTCTAGTAAGAAACGGAATGGAAGAGTGGATGAACGCAATCAACAGTCATGTTGGTAACCTTAGAGAGTTTGGAGCAGCTAGTCCGTCTGACTATAAGACAGACGCAACTGTTACTCAGTTCTCTAAAACAGGCGCACCATTAAGGGAATATAAGTTCGTTGGTGTTTTTCCAACAGACTTAGCTGAAATTGCAGTAAACTGGGAAGCTATCGATGAAATACAACAATTTGACGTTAGTTTCCAATACGATTACTGGACAGTCAGCGGTGTTACAGGCGACGCTGGTACTCTATAAGGGTACAGCTAAATATATTAAAGAGATAAGGCAACTTGTCTCTTTAATTTTTATAATGGAGACCACCTAATGGCAGAATTATTCGGCTTCGAGTTCAATCGAAAACAAACAGTAGAATCAGATCCGTCTGAGAATAAATCATTCGTTCAACCCCAATATGATGACGGCGCAGTCAACATTAATTCTATGGGCGGAATGTATGGTACCTATGTTGACCTGGAAGGTACAGCTAAAAACGAAGCTGAGCTTGTCACTAGATATCGAAAAATGTCTTTACAGCCTGAAGTAGAGCATGCAATTGATGATATTATTAATGAATCAATAGTATCTGACCCAACACAACCCGTTGTTGACATTAACCTTGATAACCTTAAGGACATGTCACCAAAGATCAAAAAACTCATACACGAAGAGTTTAAAAAATCCTCAGAACTGTTAGGCCTAACTCAAACTGGATACGAAACATTTAGAAGATGGTACGTAGACGGTCGCTTATATTATCACGCTATCATAGATCCAAAAGATCCAAGTGCTGGTATTAAAGAGTTGAGATATGTTGATCCTCGAAAGATCAGAAAGATTAGGGAAACAAAGAAAGAGAAACAAGGCAACTTTACAGTAATTAAAGTTGTAAGAGAGTTCTTTATCTACAATGATAAAGGATTCAATAGTAAGTCTTATGCAACTCCAGACCCGATACAAGCTGGTGGCGCACAAGGTGTTAAGATCGCAACGGATAGTATAATTCATTGTACATCCGGCTTAGTTGATGAATATAACAAAATGGTTTTATCTCATCTACACAAAGCAATTAAACCTCTTAATCAATTACAAGTATTAGAAGACGCATCAGTAATTTATAGAATATCTAGAGCCCCTGAGAGAAGAATATTCTATATAGATGTTGGTAACTTACCTAAGATGAAAGCCGAGCAGTATTTAAGGGACATGATGACTAAACATAAGAACAGATTAGTCTATGATGCTGCATCAGGTGAAGTAAGAGATGATAGAAAGTTCATGACCATGATGGAAGATTTCTGGCTACCTAGAAGAGAGGGCGGCAGAGGTACAGAGATAACAACTTTACCTGGCGGCCAAAACCTAGGCGAGATGGATGATATAGAATACTTTAAGAAGAAACTATATCGAGCGCTTAACGTTCCATCAAGCAGATTAGAGCCAGAAGCTGGCTTTACTCTAGGAAGAGCTTCTGAAATATCAAGAGATGAGTTAAAGTTTAATAAGTTTATAAGAAGACTTAGATTAAAATTCTCTCATCTATTCAATAGGGTATTAGAGAAGCAATTAGTACTAAAGGGTATATTAACACTAGACGAATGGGCTAATGTCCAACAGCATATTAAGTATGACTTTGTTGAAGATAATCACTTCTCAGAGCTTAAAAATTCAGAAATTATCAGAGAGCGTCTACAAGTTCTCGGTGATATTCAAGATCATACTGGCACATACTACTCTAAGGAATGGGTTAGAAGAAATGTTCTACACCTTAATGAGAAAGAGATAGAAGAAATGACTGCTGAGATGGAGCAAGAACGAAAAGACGATCAAGACTTTGGACCAGGAGGCGGCG